TGTTAGCGGCGCGGGTGAGTTTCTGTTCCGCAAAACCGGCGACGCAGCGTACACCGTTTATCGCGTAGCTTAGTAACAACACCTCGCGGCGTAACAACCGCGAGGTGGTTTTTAAGGATTTAATATGGTCATCTACTTGCGGCATCCCGTTCACGGTAACAAGGTCGCTATTGCAGAGGCCGAAGCTGAAGCGGATGAAAAGAACGGTTGGGAACGCTTTGAACTGGGCGACCCCGAAAATGAGGTCAACGAATTAGCTAAACCTCGCGGCAGACCGCGTAAGGAGTTTGCGGAATGACCACCACGGCTGGCGATCAGATCAACGGCGCGTTGCGGCTGATCGGTCAATTGGCCGAGGGCGAAACGCCATCGGCGGCAACGTCAGCCGATGCGCTGACCGCGATGAACCAGATGCTGGATAGCTGGTCGTCTGAGCGTCTGTCCGTGTTCTCAACGCAAGACCAGGTATTTACTTGGCCTGCTAATACCGCAACACGCACTCTTGGGCCAACGGGTAATTTTGTGGGTAACCGTCCGGTATTGGTAGACGATTCAACGTATTTCCGCGACCCGTCCAACAACATCAGCTTTGGCATCAAGCTGATAAACCAAGCACAGTACAACGGCATTGCGGTTAAGACCGTCACCAGCACCTACCCGCAGGTCATGTTTGTAAACATGACCATGTCCAATATAGAGATGACGATTTATCCGGTGCCGACTAAGGCGCTGGATTGGCATATTGTCAGCGTCAACGAGCTGGTCGAACCGGCTACGCTGGCGACCACGTTGGTGGTGCCGCCGGGTTACCTGCGGGCTTTCCGGTTTAACCTGGCGTGCGAGATTGCCGCCGAGTTTGGCGTGGAGCCGCCGCCCCAAGTGCAACGGCTTGCGATGACTAGCAAGCGCAACATCAAGCGCATCAACAACCCCGACGACGTTATGAGCTTGCCGTATTCCATCGTGGCGACTCGCCAGCGGTTCAATATTTATAGTGGGAATTACTAACATGCCTAATATCGCAATTTCTGCTCTACCCGTTGCTACGGTTCAAGCTGGCGCCGATGTGTTGCCGATCGTGCAAGCCACGACCAGCACGACTAAACAACTGTCGGTCACCAATCTATTCACCAGCCCGACGCTGGTTACGCCTGCACTGGGAACTGTTGCCAGCGGCAACATCAGTGCCTGCACCAGCACCAGTATGGTAATGGTCACTCCCGTATTGGGAACGCCGACCAGCGGCAATTTGTCTAATTGCACTAGCACCTCGATGGTGTTGACCACACCGGTAATCGGTGCGGCAACCGGCACCAGCCTTAGCACAACGGGCAACCAGGTTATCAGCAGCACCGGCAAACAAGGCTACGCTACTGGTGCGGGTGGAACGGTTACGCAAGCCACCAGCAAAGCCACCGGCGTCACGTTGAGCAAATCAACCGGCCAGATTACGCTGAACAATGCGGCACTTGCCGCAGATACTACGGTCAGCTTTACGTTGACCAACACGGTGATTGAAGCTGGCGACATTTTAATTATGAATCACATTAGCGCAGGCACTGCGGGTTCGTACTTGCTCAATGCCCAGTCTGCTGCGGGCACAGCCAGCATCAACGTGCGGAACATCACCGCCGGTTCGTTATCTGAAGCCATTGTGATTGCGTTTGCGGTCATCAAAGCGGTCACGGCGTAATTGAAAACGCCCATCCTTGGCGGCAGTTATGTCGCTCGGTCAATCAATGCGGCAGATAACCGCATGGTCAACCTGTTTCCCGAAGCGATACCGGAAGGTAGCGGCGGGAAAGAGGCGGGTTTCCTGCTGCGGTGTCCTGGCCTGCGCTTGGTGGCAACGGTTGGCGATGGCCCGATTCGCGGTCTGTGGGTAACCAACGGCATTGCCTACGTGGTGTCGGGCAGCGAGTTCTACAGCCTGACCACAAGCTACACGGCCACCCTGATCGGTTCTGTAACCGGCACAGGGCCGGTCAGCATGGCCGACAACGGCACGCAACTATTCATTGCCTGTAACCCTGTCAGCTTCATCTACAACACGTCCACAGCGGTGTTTGGACAGATCACCGACGCGGACTTTCCCGGTGCGGGATCGGTTGGTTACCTTGATGGATATTTTGTATTCAACGAACCGGATTCGCAGAAGTTTTGGGTAACCAGTTTGCTTGATGGCACCTCAATTGACCCGTTGGACTTTGCCAGTGCTGAAGGCTATCCCGACAACGTAATTGCGTTGATCGTAGACCACCGCGAGATATTCCTGTTTGGGAATAATAGCGTTGAGGTCTGGTATGACGCTGGCACACCCGACTTTCCTTTGGCGCGGATTCAAGGTGCGTTCATGGAAGTGGGTTGTGCGGCGGCGTATTCTGTTGCCAAACTGGACAACAGCGTGTTTTGGCTAGGCTCGGATGCCCGAGGCCGTGGGATTGTCTACCGCGCCAATGGATACACGCCCGCGCGGATCTCGACCAACGCAGTTGAATACGCCATCCAGAGCTATGGCAACATTACAGACGCTATTGCCTACACATACCAGCAGGACGGTCACCCGTTCTATGTGCTGGTATTCCCGTCAGCCCAAGCAACATGGGTGTATGACGTATCCACCCAGTTGTGGCACGAACGCGCAGGATTTGAAAACGGAGAATTTACACGGCACCGTAGCAATTGCCAAATGGCGTTTAACAGCGAAGTTGTGGTTGGCGACTACGCGGACGGGCGGCTGTATGCTTTTGATCTGGACGTTTACGCCGATGACGACCAAACGCAAAAGTGGTTGCGGTCATGGCGGGCGCTGGCAACCGGGCAGAATAACCTTAAGCGCACTGCACACCACAGTCTACAGCTCGACGCCGAAACGGGTGTTGGGCTTAACGCTTATCCGGCTTACGATGGTGAAGATTTAGCCACCGAATCCGGCGACATCATTGTGGCCGAGTTTGTGCAGGGTTATCTGACTACGCAAGCCGGTGACCAGTTAGTCACTGAGGCCAACGACGGTAACGAACCGCTAGTGACGCAAGTGCAACCCGCCGAGGACTACAACGGCTATGCGCTGGAAACGGAAGCCTACACTGCGGCGCCGGGTTACGATCCGCAGGTCATGCTGCGCTGGTCGGACGACGCGGGGCATACCTGGTCAAACGAACACTGGAACTCGATGGGCAAAATCGGCACCTACGGCACCCGCACTATCTGGCGGCGGCTCGGCATGACCGAGAAAATCCGCGACAGGGTGTATGAAGTGTCCGGCACCGATCCGGTCAAGATCGCCATCATGGGCGCAGAGTTGTTTGTCACGCCAACGAGTAGCTAGTGGCCGAACTCAACATTACCAATATCCCCGCGCCTCGGGTGCCGTTCGTAGACGAGCGCACCGGCTTAATGGCGCGGGAGTGGTATCGGTTTTTTCTTAACCTGTTTGTCCTGACCGGCAGCGGCAATAACCCCATCACGCTGGAGGAACTGCAACTTGGGCCACCCAACCAGCCTGACCTAGCTGAGCTGCTGATTCAGATCAATCAGAACATCGCCCCGCAATACGAGGATCAATCGGGCGACTTTCTAGCCACGCTCGACACCGCGCAGCTCATGTCAATGATGTCGCGGTTTGAAAACGCTGAAGCCGCTATCCAGGGGGCTTACCTCCAGCCGGTTGTGCAGACCGGCACCATTGCCAACTACAACCTCGACAACAGCCCGACGGCGGGCGGCATAGTCTACGGCACCGGCCCCGCGCTGGCGGTCAGTGCGGCAGGCACATTGGGCCAAGTGCTGACCAGCGGCGGTGCTGGTGCGCCGACATGGGTTACCGATGGCGGCGGCACCGTGACTACTGTATCTGTGGTGTCGGCCAACGGGCTGGCGGGAACCGTGGCAACCGCAACGACAACCCCGGCGATCACGCTGTCCACGACCGTCACCGGCCTGCTGAAAGGCAACGGCACTGCAATCAGCGCAGCCACCAGCGGCACCGACTACGCCCCCGCGACCAGCGGCACCTCAATCCTCTACGGTAACGGATTGGGCGGGTTTAACAACGTCACGATAGGAACTGGCGTTGCCTTTACCGCCGGAACGCTGTCCGCAACCGGTTCGGGCGGCACCGTGACCAGTGTTGCCGCGTTAACTCTTGGCACGACCGGCACAGACCTGTCTAGCACCGTGGCAAACGGCACGACCACGCCGGTTATCACACTTCAAGTTCCAACCGCTTCGGCATCTAATCGCGGGGCGTTGAGTGCTGCGGATTGGACGACCTTTAACAACAAGGGATCGGGATCGGTTACCAGCGTAGCGCAGTCCTTTACCGGCGGCTTGATTTCGGTTGCTGGATCACCAATCACCACATCCGGCACGCTGGCCTTGACGGTTGCAGGCACAAGCGGCGGCATCCCTTACTTCAGCAGCAGCACAACCTGGGCAACAAGCGCGTTGCTGACCAACAACGCAATCATGCTTGGCGGCGGTGCAGCAGCAGCGCCCAAAACAACAACGACCGGCACCGGCGTGGTCACCGCGCTTGGCGTGAACACCGGCACTGCTGGCGCGTTTGTAGTCAACGGCGGCGCTCTCGGCACACCGTCCAGCGGCACAGTCACGAACCTAACCGGCACCGCCAGCATTAACATTAATGGAACGGTTGGGGCTACAACGCCCAGCACTGGTTCATTCACAACCGTACTGACCAGCGGTCAAGTCAGGATAACCGGCGCAATATCCACAAATGCCACGGGCCTTACTTTTGGGTATAACGGATCTAGCGTATCGGTAGTTGGCGCGTGGGGCGCTAATAGCGTTACGCGAGGCATACTTTCTTTTTACTTGTCTGATTCGGCGGGGGGGATTGGCAACGAATACATGCGCCTTAGCGATACGGGTCTAAGTGCAACCGGCGTTGTGACGTTTTCTAATTATGGCGTTGGCACAGCAACGTTTAGCGCCGCAGGTGTTATTTCTTCCGTTTCAGATGAAACGTGGAAAGTTAAAGACGGTGCGCCGGTCGATCCGGATGCCATGCTTAACAAGCTAGAACCGGGCTACTGGTATTACAACGACGAGAAAAAAGAAACTTTTGGTAAAGACCGTCAGCTTGGTTTTTACGCACAGAATGTCAACGCTGCAATTGGGCCAGAGGCTGCGCCGGAACCAGAAACATTTACCACAAAAAATACTGATGGAACCGAAACAATCGCTACAAAACCGTGGGGCTATTACGATCGGTCTGTGCTTGCGGTAACAGTCATGTCGCTTAAAAAAGCGTTAGCAACGATTGAGTCATTGACTGCCAGAATCACGGCATTAGAATCAAAATAATCCGAAAAATGGAGTAATTATGAGCGTATCACTATCTTTATTTGCCGGTGCTGGAGGAGGAGGTTTAACCTTAGCTCCAATAGACACTTTGTTTTCAATAATGATTTCTGCTACTTATAGAACAGCATAAAGGCACATCATGTCGCTTACAAAAGTTTCTTACTCAATGATTGATGCAGCCCCGATTAACGTGGCTGATTATGGTGCAACTGGTGACGGAACAACAGATGACACGGTTGCCATCCAAGCCGCTTTTAATGCTGTTTCTGCAACAGGCGGCACAATCGTTTTTGAGCCAGGTAAAACCTACATGATTGATGGGTCTTATTTGCCTATTCAAACTTTGTTTGGTGGCGTAAAACCTAAAAGCGGAACCATCATTCAAGGAAACAGCGCCAAATTAAAAGTTATTACAAGTTCAGCTACGGGCTATTGCGTATTAAATTTAAATGCCGTCAGCAACATAGCTATAAACGATTTAAATATTGAGGGTGATGTAGGTCGTCATATTGGAACCACTGGCGAATTTGGTCACGGCTTGATGATCATGGGTTGTGATAACGTTGTGTTGAATAATTTATTTATTACATTATGTTGGGGCGATGCGGTTTTGTTTTCCGAGTATGTTCGCGTAAATGGAAATACAAATGTAGATGTTAATAATTGCGAATTTGTAGATTGCCGCCGACAGGGAGTTTCAGTTATTGACTTGAGCAACGGAACATTTATTGGCTGTTCCTTCCGAAACATTGGCGCTACTGCCCTTACATCACCCGCAGCAGGCGTTGACCTTGAGCCTGATTATGTTGGCGCTCAAGCAAGTAATTTAACGTTTGTTGGATGTACTTTTAACAACAACAATAGCCACGGATTTATTGCTGGTTCTACGGTTAATGTAGTCGAAAACATCCGAATAATTGGTTGTTCATTTTATAACAATGGCGCATCTGCAATTACCGCAAATTCAGTCGGTGCAACCGCAAAAATGCGTAACGTGTTTGAGATTATTAGCTGCGACATTAAAGGCCAAGTTTTAGTAGACAACTGTAAAATTATTGGCGGTCAAATTATTCTTGAAGAAATTTATACCAACAGCCAATATGCAGTTGAATCAGTTGCAGACTTGCCTTTCCAAATGATTGGAACATCTGTTTTTGTAACCGGAACACGTAGAGCAGCATTTATCGGTGGCGCTACATCCGAATCAAGCAGAAAACTGGTGCAAAATTGCAAGTTTAATCAGGACAACAACACATTGCCCGATCTTGACCAATGGGCTGCAATGGGTGGGTTTATTACATTAGACAATTGTCAAATGACCAGAACTGGTGCAGCGCCAGCAACGGGGTACAACTTTCAAGGAGCCGCAGATTTTACTGGTTTTGACGCAAAAATGGTCAATTGCTATCTTGACCCAAAGCTGGCGGTCGGCTTTGCACAAGACGGACTCATGGTGCGTGTTGCTCAACGAGGGTGGGCTTCTGCTGCCCCAACCACCGGCACCTACTCCGTAGGTCAAATTGTATTAAATTCAACTCCAGCGTCTGCTGGGTTTATTGGTTTTGTCTGCACTGTTGCTGGAACTCCAGGAACGTGGAGAACATTTGGATTAATCTCTTAAAACCAAAACCTAAGAGGAACTACCATGAGCAACGTAAACCTTTCAGCCTTTGGTGGCGTCGGCTGGCAATTCTTTGACAACAACGGCGCACCGCTGGCCGGTGGGTTGATCTATACCTACGCGGCTGGCACCACGACACCGCAAGAAACTTACACGACCAGCGCGGGAACCGTAGCGCACCCCAACCCGATTGTGCTGAACTCCGCAGGGCGAGTGCCGGGTGGTGAGATTTGGTTGCTTCCCACTAGCTACAAGTTTATTTTGCAAACCTCGGCAGCGGTGTTGATTGCAACTTACGACAATGTCACCAGCGGGTTGGTGCAAGCAATTGCCAACTTTACCGGCAATGGCACAACGGTTAGTTTTAGCCTGGGCAACGCGGTTAATGAAAACAACACAAACGTCTACATCAACGGTGTCTACCAACAGAAAAACACTTACTCAATGAGTGGATCTAGCATAGTGTTTTCAACCGCGCCGCCGACAACTTCAACCATCGAAGTCAGTTTCACCTAGCAGGAGTCAACCATGACCGTAACCGTAAAAGTTCTCATCCCCGCCAAGACCGCAGAGGCCAGTCAAACCACGCAATACACGGCCACCAACGTCACCACGATCATCGACAAGTTCACGGCAACCAACTTCAGCGCCACGGCGGCGACCTTGAGCGTGAATCTGGTCACCGCCGCTGACACGGCGGGCAATCAGAACTTGATTACCAAGACCAAGACGCTGGTGGCAAGCGAGGTATATACTTTCCCCGAGATTGTCGGCCAAGTGCTGATGGCAAGCGGATTTATCTCCACCATCGCGGGCACTGCGTCAGCCATCAACATTCGCGCTTCAGGGCGGGAGGTGTCGTAATGAACACATTACCTTTTGTTTCGGCGTTAGCGGGAGATTGATATGGCGATAGCTAGAACAGACAATTTAAATAATCCAAACACCGTTGACTCGTCCGGCAGGTCTATTTACGGTTCTCAAGGGTATGCATTTCAAAGATTTGAGCCAAATATGGACGGCGGCCAAGATAGTGTTGGCGATGAAGGGTTTACTGATGTGGGGTATCAAGTAGGCGATTTGCAAGCCAACCCTAGACTTGCGGCTTATCTTCAGAGTCGCGGGATTATGCCGCAATACGATCCCCAGTATGGTTTTGTAATCCCGAACGAAGCTAATCCAGGTCAAGTGATGACCGATTATGTGCGGAGTATTGGTGCTGGCGATACGCCCCGAGGCGGTGTAACGGGGTTCTTAGACAGATACGCAGTTCCGTTGCTGATGGGGGCTACCGGCGCGGGTATGGCTGGCGGGTTTGGTGGCGCTGCCGCTGAAGCGGGTGGTGCTGCCGCCGCTGGTGGTGGCGGCGGCGGTATGGGGCTTGTACCCCCCGCAAGTGCTGCGGGTATGGGTGGTGCTGGTGCCGCAGGTGTTGCAGGTATGGGGCCGGTTAGTTACGGCCTTGCTGGTGGCAGTGCAGGCGGCGCAGGGTTGGGCGGCACAACGGCTATGTTAGGTGGTGCAGGCGCTGCTGCGGCGGGCGCCGGTGCGGGAGCTGCTGCCGGTGGCCTTGCAAGCTGGATGATGCCAGCGGCTATTTTAGGCAGTTCGTTGTTGGGTGTGGGCGCGGCAAAGAGCGCGGCCGACACGCAAGCGGGCGCGCAAGATCGCGCCAATGCTTTGGGCTACAAGATGTATGAGCAAGGTCGTCAAGACTTGGCACCATACGCCGGTGCCGGTCTGACAGCGCAGAATAAGCTGTTGACTTACCTTGGACTGCCAGGGGGCGCGCAAGGTGCAGACTTTGGACGATACGCGGGTGATTTTTCGTCTACGGATTTTCTTGCCAATAGAGATCCCGGTTACGGCTTTCGCATGTCTGAGGGTATGAAAGGTCTGGAGCGTAGCGCCGCCGCTAGGGGTGGGTTGTTGTCCGGTGCAACGCTAAAGGGCGCGCAACGATTTGGGCAAGACCTAGCATCAACCGAATATCAAAACGCATTTAATCGTTACCAGACCAATCGCGCTAATGCGCTAGGGCCGTTGGATGTTTTGCGCGCGTCCGGTCAAAGCGCGGCGGCAGGGCAAGCGGGTATTGCTGGCAATTACGGCGTGCGCGGTGCGGAGGGGCAAACGGCGTTGGGTAACATTGGTGCTGCGGGCACGATGGGCCAAGCAAACGCTTTAGCGAGCGGATTGGGCCAATACTTAAACTATTCATCCAACGCAGATTTGTCTAACGCGATACGAACGTCTGCTTATGGTCGTCCTGTTACAAACGCGTTAGGAGTTAGTTAAATGGCTATTGATCCGTCTATTGCTATGGGTTACCGGGGTCTTGGCGAGCTGCCAAACCCGATGAACCAACTCGCGCAGGTGTCGCAGATTCAATCTTCACAACGCCAAGGCGAAATGGCGCAGATGCAACTTGATCAGATGCGCCGTGATGACGAAACACTCAAGCAAATTCAAGCCAAGGCTGTAGAGCATGGCGGCCCGGCTGATATAAATCAGATTGCTAACGCCTATATCAATTCGGGCAACCCCAAGTTCATGGAATTTGGTATTAACTTGCGTCAGAAATTGGACGCTAGATCAGCGTTTGAACGCGCTATGAATTTGGGTAACGTCCCGCAGGGCGCGCCTGTACCCGCCGCGCCTGCAACTAATGCGCTGGCCCCCACTATGCAAGCCGGTGCATTGGGGTCGGGCACGTTTGGTATGGCTCCTGAGCCGCGCGCCAATCAACTTGCCCCTGCTCCTGTGGCCGCCGCGCCCGCTGCTCCAGCAGGGCGCGACATAAATGCGTTACGCGCTAGGCGTGATGCGTTGTTACTAGTAGATGATCCTCGCGCTGCGGCGGCTGTTCAGTCGTTAAATGCAGAAATTGCTTTGGCGTCCAAAGTAAACACAGCCGCGCCTGGATCGGCTATTTTGGATTCTCAGGGGCGCATAGTTGGCAATGTACCTGAAGCAACGTCGGCTGATGTTCGCACAATGGAAAAGTTAGGCTACCCTCTTACGCAAGCAGGCTACGCAGCGTTTCGTGACGCGCAACGTCCAGAGCGTATTTTGACTCCCGCCGAAGAAGCACAAAGAATACGAATTGCCAACGCCAGTCGCGCGCCTTTGCAGCCTGTTGCGCCAACAATTACAACAATTGAAGACCCGAATAAGCCAGGCAGTTTCTTGCAAGTTGACGCCCGCACGTATCGAGGCGGCGGCGCAGGGTCGCCCGGCGTAATCGGCGGGGCAAGACCGTCGGCTACTGCCGAAAAACTTACCCTACAACGAACGCAAATGGGTAAAGACCTTGGTTTTGCAATTACCCAGTTAGCTGACATTACAAAAGACGGCGGTTTGATTGACCAATCCACTGGTAGCGGCGCAGGTCGATTAACTGATATTGGCGCGGGTTTCTTTGGTAAAGCAATGCCCGGCGCAATTGCCATTGGAAAGATTGCGCCAATTGCAGATTTAGTCTTAAAAATGGTTCCTCGATTTGAAGGGCCGCAGTCAAACAAAGACACTCAGTCATACAAAGAAGCTGCGGGTCAATTGGCTGACCCTACGCTTCCCACAGCGGTCAGAAAAGAAGCGGGTAAAACTGTTCTTCGCATAATGACAGAACGCAAAAACCAGTTTGTAACTAGCGATATGGCCGCTGAAGGCGCGCCGTCTGGCGGCAATGTTGTTGATTTCGGAGAATTAAAATAATGGATGTTCGCCTTCCTGACGGAACGATCATACGAAATGTGCCTGACGGCATAAGCAAAGCCGACTTAACCGCCAAGCTAAAAAACAACGGATATGACGTAGCTAAGTTAAACGCCGCCGCTCCCGCAGGTAGCGAGATCCCCGCGCCGCGCGCCGAAGTGCCAGCATGGGCACGTAAATACCCGCAGCTATATGGTGTTGCAGGGGCCGCGCGGGAAACGCTAGGGCCATTGCTCGAAATGGGCGGGATGGTTGGCGGCAGCGTTGTTGGTTCGGGTTTGGGGCCAGCAGGTATTGTAGGTGGCGCTGGTTTAGGCTACGGCATAGGCAAAGAAGCCACTCGTTTAGCCGATATTGCGCTCGGCAATGCACCGGCTCAACCGCTAACGCAAACGCTCCCGCAAGCGGCGCAGAATGTTCTTGAAGGCGCGACAATGGAAGCCGGTGGGCGGGTGCTAGTGCCTGCGGTTGTTAAAGCTGGGGGATATGTTATTGACGCTTTTACCGGCCAGTTAGCTCCGCTTAAAGCCGCCAAAATCGCGCAACAATCGTTAGGGCCAGATTTAGCTGCGGCGCAAGCCGCTGCGCGTGCAAATCCTACCGCAACATTCCCCGAAGCTATAGCAAATATTAATTCGCCAACCGCGCAGGCTTTGGCTAATCGAATGCTAGCGCGTGATCCTCGTTTTGCGCGCGCAAACGCCGCCGCACGTGAAGCCGAAAACGTAAATGCGCTTACACCTTTGGCACAAGGTCAAACGCAAACGGAAACAATTGCGGCTCGCGATCAAGCTAGACAGGCGCTTAACGCAGAATTGATACCAACACTGCAAACGGAGCTTAACGCGGCAAATATCGCCGCAGGTAAGCTGCCACAACTGGAAGGCCAAGCCACACGTTTTGGTGAAGCCGCCGCAAATAAAGTTGAAGATGTGCGCCGGTTTACGGCGGCGGGCGAACGCGCCGGTGAAAGGGCAAAAACGTGGGAACCGACAACAATTAGAGATACCGGCCAAAGTCTGTTGCCCCGCTATGCAAAAGACCATCCGGCGTACCAATGGACATACCCCGGGCAATTAGCGGTCAAAGCCGAAGAAGTTGCTACGCAAGCTGCGGAAGGTTCTTTGCGGTTTGGCGAAGCTGCACGATTTAGCCAAGCCGCTGCGGACAGTCTTGCCGCGCACGGGCTTAAACCGTTAACCGCAAGTTCAATTACGCAACGCTTGGCAGCCATAGTCCGCGATCCCGAATTGGCGGGGAACAAAGACGTTATTACGGCTATCAATCGTGTCGGCAAAGATATTAATGAATGGGGCAATTCCGGCGGCGTCATAGATGCGTTTGCGTTAGACAGCATTCGTAAAAACTCAGTAAACGCCGTAGTAAAAAAATTATCCGACGATCCTACTGTTCAAAAACAATTGGCCGCTGAAGTCACCGCTAAAGTGCGCCCGTATATTGTGCGAGCTATTGAGGATGCGGGAGGCACTGGATACGGTGATTATCTTCAAGCCTACCAAGCGGGTCGGCACGTAATAGACCAATCAAAAATGAGCGCGGAAGCGCTTAAACTGTATCGTCAATCGCCAGCGGAATTTATAAAACTGGTTGAAGGCAATTCACCGGACGCGGTGCGTAAGATATTTGGCGCAAAGAACTACGATATAGTTAAAGAAATGAGCGCCGACGCTATGGGCGCTATGCGCGGTGTTGTTGCCAACGTAAAGCGTGGCGAAGCAATAACAGAACAGACTTCAGCAGGGCAGCAAGCATTGCGTGAATTGTTAGTTGCTAACACGTCTAATTTTAGGCTTCCGTGGGGTTTAAGCGTGCAGACGGCGGGCACAAACGCGGCGTTAGATATGCTGCAAAATAAATTAAATAAAAAGGTTATGAATACTCTTACGGAAGCGTATAAATCTGGCGTAAGCGCGGATAAACTTCTTAACGCTTTACCCTTAGCGCAACGTGCAAATGTTCGGCAAGTTGTAGAGTCTCTTATTTCGCCTATTACCGCTGCCGCAGGTAATGCGCTAATGCCTAATGAACAATCCCAAAACCGATTGGCACCCCAATAATGGCAACCTCTACCGAACTCGACGTTCGTCTGACCTCGCACGAAGCGGTGTGCGAGTTGCGCTACGAATCTATCAGCGCAAGGCTTAAGCGCATTGAGATGATCGGCATTACTGCGGCGGGTGCCATTATTATGTTGCTGCTAAATTTAGTTATGAAAGGCTGACCATGAAAACGCTATTGCTGTTGACCTTGCTATCGACCAACGCGCTCGCGGGTGGCGTTAATCTGATGATGTGCAATGGCGAGTTTGCTTTGTGTGCAGCCTCGGCCAGCGTGCCGACCGGCAAGACGATCAAGGTAGACGGTAAAGAGTTTCAAGAGGGCATGGCGGTCTGTCCGGTGTTGACCGGCAAAGCCATTGCCAATGCGGATCTGATGAAGAACAGTTGCAAAGCCCCTGCGGGTAAGGTCTGGTCGCTATTCTCAACGGTCACCGAATACCCACAGGCGCCAAGCTGGGCGGTGGTTACGATGACACCGCGCACGTTCGTCACCACGACCGCTGCCGGTGGTGGCATGTCGAATCAGTGGTCATTTCTGTGCGATTTGCAAGTCAAAAAGGTTAACGGCGTGCAGCTCGCCAACTGCTACGGGCCGATCAACGAGTCACCGTGGAATAACGGCCATGTGCCGGTAGGCAGCACTGCGTTTACTGCTGCGCCGGTCGGTGCGGCAAACCCCGTCGGCGGCAATGTGCCGAGTAAATAAGGAGATTATTATGGGTTGGTTAAAAGCAAGGTTTGGAGAAGCAAGCACAATGGCAGGGTTGGGTGTTATTGCAATGGTTGCAATTCCGATGGTGCCGCCCCAGTATCAACTGCTTGCACAGGGCATTGCCGTGGCTCTTGGTTTGGGTGGAGTGGTGCGACCTGAAAATGCTAAGTAACTTTCCGGCAGCGCTGGCGCTGGTGTTGAAGTCAGAAGGAAATTTTGTAAATCATAGAAATGATCCCGGAGGCATGACAAACCTCGGCGTAACACGCAACGTCTGGCGAGACTGGGTTAACCGCGACGTTGACGAGGCCGAGATGCGCTCTCTGACACCCGAGCTAGTGACCCCCCTATACAAAGCGCGATACTGGGATGCTTGCAAGTGCGACGATCTGCCCCGAGGCGTGGACTACGCGGTGTTTGATAGCGCGGTGAACATGGGGCCGTCTAGGGCCGCAAAGCTGCTACAGGCGGCGCTAGAAGTGAAGGCTGATGGTATTATCGGCAGGGCCACGATCGCTGCTGCGACCGCTGCCGATCCCGTTGAGCTGCTGGAGGCGTTTAGCCTGGGCAAGGAAGCGTTTTACCAATCCCTGCCGACTTTTGCGACGTTCGGCAAAGGCTGGCTTAACCGGGTAGCACACGTCCAGGATGCTGCGGAACAGATGATGGGCTAGGTTTTTTCTTTGAGATCATAAAACCAGTCATCACCGGCAGACCATTTGCGTGTGCCGTCTACCGTCCACAGTCTTTGTGCTGCCTGAAAGTCAGGAAACTTGGTTTCGGCAGGAATTAACGACTGGTCATACCACAGGCAACGATTGTTGGGTTGACAAGCAAACTGTCCATTCTCAAGCGCAATCCAATTGAAAGACTTGTGTTCCTCGGCCTGCTCTGTAAAGCCAGTGTCTAGCGCCATTTCGTCAGCGCAGAAGTCCACCGTAAACAAGTAGCGCCCAAAGTGCCACTGCTTGTCTTTGCCCAAGAACTTCACGCCTAGATTACGCAGGCCAATCTTTTCAATGATGGTAAATTGATACCCCATGCAATCCCACAGCTGCAGCACATCAATCGGCAGGTTGCCAGCGTCTTTGTGCCACACGTAGGCATGGATCGGCAGCTTGTCGTAAAGCGCACCGTAGTTTGGCAGCAGTGACTCAATGCGGAACACTTGGCCGCGCAGGGCTTTGAGGCTTACCCATATGGCCGGTTCTAATTCATTGTGGCCCTTGTGATCGTTATACAAAAACTCACGTTTGACAAAGCATTTTAAGGGCGGCAACGATGCCACGATGTAACTCACGTATTTTTCTCCTGCAGCTTGGCTTGAACGCTTGCTGCAAACGTATACCAACCACTCAGCTTCATACCTTCTTCCTGATATTTAGCGTGTTCTTTATACAGCCGCAATATTTCCTCCTCAGTCAGTGATACCCATTCCCGTTTCTCGGGGTTCATCTCAAGCATTGGTGTGTCCACGCGCTCAAACTGTGGGTCAAGGGCCGCGCCTATGTCGGTTATCTTGCTCATCGCATCACCGCTGCCATGCCGATGATGACCAGCACGACAACGACGATGCCGATCCTGCCGCAGTCAGCGATTCCTTGTGTATAACCTTCATTCCAGTCGCTCATTTTTTAGCCTTTTTTGTTTTGCGCTTGTACGCCTTCATCCGATCTTTAAGACCGTCTGCCGACGTGTGCGTCGTGGCGCTGTGGTATTTAAACTTCTTGTCCGTTAATCGTAACGCTAGCTTCGTTTCCATTTGGTTGTTGCCTCCTTAAAGAGTTCGATCCGTTCCCGCGTAACCCGCAGGCTGTTATACCGCTGGTGCAGGCGTTCCAGCACCACGATGCGCCGTAGATCGGCGCGTTCCGCGTTGAGCATATCCAGCACCTCGGCTTCAGTCTTGGTGCCGAGCGTGTGGTTCAGCTCACGCCAGGTTAGCTTTTTCAATTTGTGTCTCCAATTTGGCAATGGTTCGCATCACCTTAATTAAGCCGCGCTTGGCAACCGCATACTGTCGCTCACGAATCACCAGCTCCCGTAGTGCACCCTTCAGTTTGGCTTTCGCCTGTTCTTGCCTTGTCATTTAATAAACTCCTTTTAATTTCTAGCAAAATCACCGTGATACTTGGCTCTAACTTCTTCCGCGATAAGCACCGCAAGCTCAAAATCCGTTACGTCTTTACAAAATACACCCCCGTCGTAACGCACCCGCACGCGCCATGTTTGACGTTGTTTGTTCCAGCTAACATTTTTTACCCCCAAAGCGTTATTTTTTTGCACGGGGCTATTGCGTCGATTTTGACTACGCGTAGCTGCGCGTAAATTTTCAATTTTGTTATTGCTGCGGTTATTATCTTTATGGTCTATTTCCGCAGGTAGCCAACCGTGATGCCACAAAAAAATTACGCGGTGGGCGGAATAAAATTTATGCTTTAGTTTTATTTTTACGTAGCCAGTATTTGCTGCTGTCCCCGCTAAAGCGCCTAAACGTACGCGGCGTGATGGCGATATACGCCAATACAATTGCCCATCCAAATAATCAAAAAAATGTTTTACTTCATCTTGAGTAATCATTTTAAAGAATCCATTGCTAAGTCAGATAAAGAGCGTTTGTCGTGCAAGGCTACGTAAATCTTTTCGTCTACCGTGTCCTCGGTCAGCAGGACGTAAACCCACACCGCGTGCCGCTGGCCGCTGCGGTGCAGGCGCCCGATGGTCTGCTCAAACAGTTCCAGCGACCACGGCAACGACAAGAACACCATGTGACAGCCACCAAATTGCAGGTTGAGGCCGTGGCCCGCCGACTTCGGGTGCGCCAGCAGCAGCTCGACCTTACCGGCGTTCCAACGCTCGATGGCGTCCGGCTCGTCCAGCGTCACCGCGCGCGGATAGCGGCGCTGTAGTTCGGCCAGCTCCTCTTGGTATTGGTAGGCGATGATCGTGTTGGCGTGTTGGTTCTCGGTCAGCAGGTCGTCCAGCAGTTCAAACTTGTGATCGGAAAACCACACCGCCGACTTGGTGGTGGTGAACTTGCCCGGACGGTCGCTCGGCGTGGTGCGGGTGTCGTAGACGAAGCCGCTGCTCATCTGTTGCAGCTTGCCCGTCACCACACCGGCGTTTGCGGCTACCGCCTGGGCGTCGGGGAACTGCACCATGAAGTCCTTTTTCATAGCCTTGTATTCCGTCATTTCCATCGCGCAGCGCATCTCGACAATGTGCAGCGGCGGCAGCTTGTCCTTGTATTCGCCAGCGTCCAACACGAACGTCGCCTTGCGGATACGCTCCATCACCATCGGCAACGCGCCGGCGCGCGGCTCCCAGTCGCCGTAATCACGGTTGATGCAGTGAAAATACTGTTGCAAGAAGGCACCCTTGCTGCGCCCGAGGAGTGACTGGTCGATAACCTTGCACTGACCAAACACGTCCTCCAGCCCGTTGCTGGTGAACGAACCCGTCAGCCCCCACCGGATCGGCATGGCGTCCAGCACTTTCAGCAGTGCCTTGAAGCGTTTGCCGGACGGATTCTTCAGCCGCGTCAGCTCGTCGAACACCACGCCATCGAACTGCAACGGCTGTTCGGCCAGCCATTGCAGGTTGTCGTAGGTGGCGACCACCACCTGCACGTTGGCTCGCAACGCCTTGACGCGCTGCGTTGGTGTGCCGATGACCACGGACAACGACAACTCGGGTGCCCACAGCTTGGCCTCCACCGGCCAGACCGACTCGGCCACGCGTTTAGGTGCGATCACAAGAAACCGCTGCACCACGCCGGCGCGCAGCATGTCGCGCATGGCGGTGAGCGTCAACGCGGTCTTACCCGCACCAACGGGGGCAAGAATCATCGCCCTGTCCGACTCAAACAAAAAGTCAGCGGCTAGTTCTTGATACGGTCTGAGAACCATTCGTCCACCTGTTCCTTTGTCCATAGGCAAGCATAGTTCTGTTGTGTGCGGCGCATTTCCTCGGCGAACAAACCTTGCAGCTTGGAGCGCCGCCCGTGGGGTGCTTTCAACTCCACGAACCATGTCGCCCCATTCGGCAAACAAGCGATACGATCTGCCACACCGCGCTGCGAGGGCGACTTGAACTTGTAGGTGCGCCCGCCGCACCGCTGCACGACCCAGTCAAAATAATGTTCGACTTCTTTTTCTAGCATGTTCGTGTCCTTTGTGATACGCTCACATCGTAACACGCTAAAAAAGTCTTTGACAAGTATTTTTTCTGCAGTCTATAATCTAGCCTCCACTTCACTAAAGGAAATTAAAATGACTGACCGCCCCGCATTTCCCCCCGCAGATGATCGCGGCATAAATATGCGCGATTACTTTGCCGCTAAAGCGATGACTTGGTTTCTTACCGCGTTGACCACTGAAGATATGTTGGACGACCCTAGCCTACTGCGCCAGTTTGCCGCCGATCACGCATACAAGATGGCCGACGCTATGATGAAAGCGAGGGGTGAATAATATGGCCTCTCACTCACTCATCGTCGGCGGCAGCACCGCCAAACGCGTTATCAATTGCCCAGGCTCCGTGGCGTTGGTTGCAAAGATGCCGCCGAAAGACAGCAGCACGTATGCCGATCGCGGCACCTTGCTACACAATGCAATGGCGACGATATTGGACAGCGACACCGTGACACCGGAGTCCATGCTGTGGACAACTTTTAAGGGCGAAACGCTGACGGGCGAATTGTTGAACGAGAAGATCCTGCCCGCACTGGCCGCACTCGACGCAGTCGATCCCGAAGGAGTGATGGAATATGCAGTCGAAACTGTGGTTGGTTTTGGGGCGTATTTGCCGGGCGTGTTTGGCAGCGCCGATTTACTTGGCCGTTTGGGTAATCGTGCTGTTGTGCTTGATTGGAAGTTTGGTGACGGGGTGGCAGTCTCGGCGGAAGAAAACGAGCAAGGATTGTTCTACGCCGCCGCCGCGATGAGGACGCCGGAAACGGCGTGGGTGTTCGAGGGTGCGGAGGAAGTCGAGATCGTCATCGTGCAGCCGCCCGCCGTTAAGCGGTGGGTGACCACGGTTAAGCGCGTTAAGGAGTTTGAACGGAGTTTGAAACGTGCGGTCAAGGCCAGCGCCATGCCCGACGCGGCCATCGTGGTGGGTGACCATTGCCGGTGGTGTAACGCGAAACCGTTATGCCCTAAAATGACGGGTGCCGTAGACCGTGCGGTTAAGGTGCAGTTAGAAAACCTGCCCGCCGAAACGATCGGTGCGTATCTCGGCAACGCCGATCTGTTGGAAGATTGGATCAAAGACCTGCGGGCGTTGGCAATGACCATGATGGAGGGCGGCACCCCCGTGCCGGGCTACAAGGTCGTCGCCAAACGTAGCGTGCGGAAGTGGCTCGATGAGAGCAAGGCCACCCAAGCACTGACCGCACTGGGCATCGACCCCGTGAAGTTGGAATTGGTTTCACCGGCGCAAGCAGAGAAACTGCTGAAGCCGTCGAAACAAGCGTTACCGGATGACTTGGTTGCATCGGTGTCATCTGGAACAACCTTTGCGCCGGAGTCAGACCCCCGGCCAGAGGTTTTGCAAATCGGGTCGCAACTCACCGCAGCCCTCTCTAAACTTGTATAAAGGACATTAAAATGACTACGAATATCGTTACTTTCGCGGGGGCGAAACTCCCCGCTGTTGCTTCACTCTCAACGTCGCTTCGCAAACTGGAGGCCGACGTTGGCCCCGCCGGTGTTGTCATCTTGAAGATGGACAAGACCGGCCACTGGTGTTTCGGTGCAGACCAGACCGAAATCGAAGAAGGTTCACAGTGGGCCGTTAACCCGTTCTCGTTCGTCCACGGCTTCATCGCGTGGGGTGACGGTGAAGTTCTCGGGGAGCGCATGGCCTCGGTCAGCGATCCGCTGCCGGAGCTGGACACCGCCCCGCCGGGTGCCAAGAAGGGTTGGGAGACTCAGGTCGGCATGTCGTTGAAGTGCCTGAACGGTGAGGACGCCGGGATGGAAGCGCGCTTCACCACAACGTCAGTCGGGGGCAAGCGCGCAGTGCAGGCGTTGGCCGTCGCCATTGCCGGACAGGTGGACACCGACCAGGCCAAGCCCGTGCCAGTGGTCGAGCTGGACACCGAGCATTACCAGCACAAGTCGTATGGCCGCATCTACACCCCGATCTTCAAGGTGTTGGAGTGGGTCAGCATTAACGGGGATGAACCGGCCCCCGCAGCAGTCGAGGCAGCAGCACCGGCACCGGCCCCCGCGCCGGAACCGGCAGCAGCACCGGCTGGCCGTCGCCGTCGGGTCGCGGCGTAACAAGGGTGGGGGCGCGGTACGGCCCCCGCACACTGACATGAACAATCAACGCTGTAGTAACTGCCAGTTTTACTTTCTTGACATGGAAATTCGAACATACGAGGGAACATTTGAGGGAACCGATGAGGCGTTAGACCCAGATGAATTTATGGCCGAGTGCAGGCGTTATCCTCCCGTACGCAACGAAGCAAAGGCCAGAGAATGCTTTGCTATGTATGATAGGTTTAGTGGGCCGATTGTTCAAGCTATGAATTGGTGCGGTGAGTGGCGCGGCAAATGATCTGGCTTGACTTTGAAACCCGCAGCCGGTGTAACCTACCGGCGGCGGGTCGCGGCGTAACAAGGGTGGGGGCTTCGGCCCCCGCTTTCAATAAATTAAAGGACATGCAAAATGAATGAAGACGAATACGACGACATATATAGAGGTTTAGCACTTCTAGCCAATGCCATTACGCCAACAGGCGCAAGTCCGAGCCACGATGAAGCAGGTAATTACGTTGCTTCTTTGACCGAGGCCATTATGGGTATAACTTCAGGTTTGCATAAAATTGCAGAGGCTATTGAACACTTAGCTGACACCAACGAAAAATGATCTGGCTTGACTTTGAAACCCGCAGCCGGTGTAACCTACCGGCGGCGGGTGTTTACAACTACGCGCGCGACGCCTCGACCGAGGTGTTGTGCATGTCCTACGCCTTTGATGGCGGCGAGGTGCAGACGTGGCGCCCCGGTGACACCTTCCCCGCGATTGGTGACGCCCAAATCCGCGCCCACAACGCCGCTTTCGAGCGTCTGATTTTCTGGTATGTCCTCTGCCCCGAGTTCGGTATCCCCGAGCCGCCTTTGGAGCAGTTCTATTGCACGGCAGCGCAGGCCCGCGCCAACTGCGCGCCAGGTTCGTTGGAGGACGTAGGCCGCTTCGCCGGTGCGTCCATGAAGAAAGACCATCGCGGCGCGCAGCTCATCCGCTTGCTGTCGATCCCACGGGCTGACGGCACCTTCAACCACGACCCCGACCTGATGGCCGAGATGGTGCGCTACTGCGAACAGGACGTGCGCGCCATGCGCGAGATTAGCACCAGTATGCGTGACCTGTCGGACGAGGAGCTGGCCGACTACCACGTCAACGAGCGCATCAACGACCGTGGCGTGTTATGTGACACCGCACTATGCCGCGCCGCCATGACCTACGCCGACGCCGAGCTGATCGAGATACAGCAAATCGTGAGTGAGGTGACCGAAGGCGAGATCACCAGCGTGCGCTCACCGAAGATGCGCGCATGGGTGCAGGCCCGTGTCGGCCCCGAGGCCATCAAGCTGATGACGCTGCACGTCGATGGCGAGGTCAAGTATTCGATCGACAAGACCGTGCGCGCTAACCTGCTGCTGCTGGCCGAAGAAAACCCCGACGAGGTGCCCGCAGCCGTGGCCGATGTGATCCAGTGCGCGGATGACCTGTGGGCCAGTTCGGTCGCCAAATTCAAACGGCTAGCGGATCTCGCCGACGTCGACGACAACCGCGTCCGTGGTGCGTTTGTCTTTGCGGGCGGCAGCGCCACCGGTCGGGCGTCGAGCTACGGCGCCCAAGTGCATAACTTCACCCGCAAGTGTGCCAAGGAACCCGACGCCGTGCGGCACGCAATGGTGCGCGGGCACCAAATCGTGCCACACTACGGCAAGCGTGTGACCGACGTTCTCAAGGGGATGCTACGCCCCGCACTGATGCCCGCCGCCGGTAACGTGCTGGTGGTGGCTGACTGGGCGGCGATTGAAGGCCGCGTCAATCCGTGGCTGTCCAACTGCGCCGCCGGTGAGGCCAAGCTCAACGTGTTCCGGTCGGGCCTCGACCCTTACAAAGTCAACGCGACCTCTGTGTTCAACGCCACGACCTACAATAACATAACAGCAGAGCAACGTCAGGTTGGCAAGGTGCAGGAGCTGGCGTTGGGCTTCCTCGGTGGTGCCGGTTCGTTCGAAACCTTTGGCCGCGTCTACGGTGTGCGGATGACCAAGTGGGAAATCGCCCGCGCCATTAACGCCTGGCGCGTTGCCAACCCGTGGGCCATGCGGCACGGCCAAGACTTGGAAGCGGCCTACACCCGCGCCCTACGCCACAAGGGGCATGAATGCCGCGCGGGGCGCGTCTGTTACCTCTACGACGGTCAGCACCTCTGGTATAGCCTGCCGTCCGGTCGGGTGCTATGCTACCCCTTCGCCCGCTTAGAAAATGATGGTGTGTCGTACGCCAAGGCCGCATGGAAACCGGCGGCTGATGCGACCGAATGGCCGCGCGCGCGCTTGTGGCGCGGCTTGGCCGTCGAGAACATTACGCAGGCGACCGCGAACGATATTCTGCGCCATTCAATGCGTGTGTTAGAGGGGGAAGGCTATCAAATCGTACTCACAGTGCATGATGAGATCGTCGTCGAGTGCCCCGAGCGCATGGGTGAGGCAACGGTGGCACGGATGCGGGAGGTGATGTGTACGCCGCCCGAATGGGCCGCTGGCCTGCCGTTAGGCGTCGAGATTAAGGTGCAAACGCGATACGGGAAATAAAAAAGCGACGGCCCACGGGGAGGAACCGTGAGCCGCCAGACCAACCACCAACTCAAAGGTACTATAACATGGATTTTATTGACTTTGTAACCAGCTTGGCCCCCGAGGGCGAGACTGTGTTGTTTCTACACCAAAAAGGAGGGGGCTATATACCGCAACTGCCGAGCGTCCGTCGTCGGGCCGGTGGGGCGTGGTATGTCAGCAGCGGCAGCTTCATCCTCGACCGCATGACCGGTGGCCTGTCGGCCACCACCGCCAATTGCACGCACGTTACGTTCTTGGCCGTGGACGATGTGGGCACCAAGAGCAAGATACCACCGCTGCCCCCGACGTGGATTATTGAAACCTCTCCCGGTAATTACCAATGGGCGTGGGTGTTGAGCGAGCAGGTGCCGGTGGGGGTAGCCAACGCCGCCGAGCGCGCTTTTGCCGAGGCCGGATATACCGACGGTGGCGCCATCAACGCCGTGCGGAACTGGCGCATCCCAGGAAGCGTCAACATCAAACCGGGCCGCAACCGCTTTGCCAGCGTCCTGACCGAATTCCATCCCGAGCGCGAGTTTACCGTCGAGCAAATCTGCGCCGCCTTGGGCGTGACGCCCGCCGCCGCCGACACCGCGACCGTGCGCCGCGTCGATCTGGACGACGACGGCACCGACGACGTGCTGGCGTGGCTGTCCGAATCCGGCCACCTGACCGCGCACGGCAACAGCGCCGGGTGGTGGGGTGTGGTCTGCCCCAACAACGAAGCGCATACGACCGGCGAGATCGAGGGCCGCTACATGCCGGTCAATCGGGCCTATACGTGCCTGCACGAGCACTGTCTGGAGTGGGATAGTGTGGCCTTCCTGACGTGGGTAGCCGAGCAGGGCGGGCCGTCACACGCGCCGGGGCTACGCTCCGAACTGCTGGCCCCCGTCATGCAAGCGGCACTTGCCAAGCTAAAGCCGGGCGACCTGTTTAGCGAAGCGACGGACGCGGGTGCGATGATCGCCGCCGTCGCGCGTAAGGAGTTGGGCCGCGTCGAGAAGGCCGCATGGTATGCCCGGTTCGCTTACGTTCAAGATGATGAGTCGTACTTCGACATGGCCGACCGTCGCGAAGTCGGCAGGACGACCTTCAACGCCCTTTTCCGGCATATCCCGTGCTACTCCATTCACACCAACGCCAACAACGCCGCCCGCCGTGTTGAGGCGTCAATCTGCTACGACGAGAACCGCCAAGCAATGGGCGCCCCCGCCCTTGTTGGCATCACCTACAGCGCCGGTGACGACGTGCTGGTGACGCGTGACGGCGACGTCTACGGCAACCGCTGGCGCGACGCCCGACAACCGGCGGGTGGCGGTGACGTGTCGATGTGGCTCGACCACTGCGCCGCCCTCATCCCGCTTGACGTCGAGCGAGATCATATTTTTGATGTCATGGCCTGCAAATACCAGCGTCCAAACATCAAAATTAATCACGCCGTGCTGCACGGTGGTGACGAGGGGTGCGGTAAAGATACGCTGTGGGCGCCGCTGCTGTGGGCCGTCTGCGGGCCGAGTCTACGCAACCGGGGTATCCTGGACAACGATACGCTCGGGTCGCAGTGGGGCTATCAGTTGGAGGCCGAGATTATCATCCTCAACGAACTGAAAGAGCCGGACGCCCGCGAGCGCCGCGCCTTGGCTAACAAGCTAAAACCGATTATCGCCGCCCCGCCCGAGATGATCCCAATCAACCGCAAAGGCTTGCACCCATACCAGATGGTCAACCGCTGTTTCGTGTTGGCGTTTTCAAACGATCCCGTGCCGATCTCGCTCGCGTCGCAGGATCGCCGGTGGTTCTGCGTGTGGTCAAGCGCGCCTCGGATGACGCCCGCCGCCGCCGAACGGATTTGGCAGTGGTACAAGGCCGGTGGCTTTGCTGCGGTCGCTGGCTGGCTGGCGCGCCGTGACGTGTCGCGGTTTAACCCGTCGGCAGCGCCCGCGATGACGGAATTCAAGCAAAACCTGATCGAACACGGCATGAGCATGGCCGAGTCATATCTGGTCGAGATGCTGCGCGGGCGGCAGGGTGAATTTAGCGCCGGTGTCATCGGCAGCCCTTTTCACGCAGTATGCGATCGCCTATCGGGGGCCGCGCCCGGTGGGGTCAAGGTGCCCCAAGCCGCGCTACTGCACGCGCTGAAGGAGGCCGGATGGGTCGATTGTGGCCGCTTGGCCGCCGTCGGCCTGCACACTAAAAAACACGTATTTGCCGCGCCTGACGTCGCCAAGCGTTACACTAAATCGGAGCTGCGGCGTATGGTTGAAGGCCCGCCGCCGCCCGTCATGCTAGCGTCCGTGAAATAGGAAACGCCCCGAAAGGGGCGTCTTTTTTGGTGGTTTGGTTTGGTTACAGGTCGAACATGATAGCAAGCAAAGCTATCAGCAGCAGCACGGCAAGCGCGGTCATTCTAGCGCCGCCGTCGCGCGTTCGATTACGTCGCGCGCGTTCATGGCCGATAGGTCGCCATCGCCGCCAGACGCCCGCCGATGAGCATCAATAATCGGTAGGCAATGGCCGAGCGTGTCGATCGCGTCGCGCAGCAGATCGCGCAACCGCAGTCGTTCCTGTTCCAAGTCAATGATGCGGGAAAAAGCATCCGCGAGGGCGGTATCGCCCGCCGAGTACGCCGCGCGCTCTTGTTCTTCGATTGTTAATTGCATGATTGCACCCAGTCCTGCGCGGCTGTTAGCGCCGCGTCGGGCGCGCCCTCAACGTCATCAAAAAACGCCTGTACTTCGCCGTCGTCGTCAACCACGGCCCAACCCGTATCAAACTGCGAAAATTTAAACCGGCGGATAATCTGTAAATTGCTCATTTTTATATCTCCTGTGTGCGATGATAAACCGGTCCCGCTATGATGCCGGAACCGGAGGTTGATTTTTTACGATACGTACGCCGACAATTCTTGCAGACAAAAGATTGACCCGCCGCCCGCTGAATTGTTTGAAAACCTTTACCGCCGCAATGCTGGCATGTCATGTCGGGCGGGCGGGCGGTGTGCGTTACATTCATCTGCACACCACCACGGCACCGATTGCGATTGCAAACGCCGTGGCAGACATGGCAAGCGCAAGGCATAGCAATGCCTTAGCTAATGATTCCTCTACTGGCACACGGAACGGAGCAGTAACTGGATTTTGATCGAATCGGCTTAAATAGTCGCCCGCATTCAGCGCAGTTTTTATCAGGCAGTTTTCGATTGTTTGTGCGACCCCAGCTATCAACTA